CGGAGACGGTCTCTTGCTGGCCAAGGATCTTTAGCTCGTCCGAGATAATCGACTCGGCGAGGTTGATAAAAGACGGGATCTGATTGATCGTCTGCGCGTCCGAGCGTTCCAGGTAGAGCGTGACATCCGCTACCAGGGACGTGTAGGTCATGGTGACAGCCATTATCGGTACCTTGCAGTTTTCTCGCGGATCTTCGAGGGTTGAGCGACAAATTGCTTACCGGACTTGGTACCCTCACGCTTAGCGCGTGTGGTGGCTGCATACTCAGCAGGCGAAAGCGCCTCTCGCGCTCTCCGGGGCAGGTACCGTTCACCGGTGGCCTTAGGCCCTTGCGTGGAAGGCTTGCCGGATTTCGTACCCCAATCCTCGCTCGTCCACTTTGAGAGCGAATTATCCGCCTTTTTAGGCCCTTTGTAACCCCCACCCGATGCTTTGTACTTCTGGGTCGCTAATTGGGCCTTACGGGCGCTCCATTGACCTGGATCACCGCCTTTATCGGAGGCCTTTACGGACGCGACGATGCGCTTCCACTTGGTCGGATCTGACTTGGTCGCTGAACTCATCGCATTAACGCGGCCTCGGCCGCCCTCCTACGGGTTAGTCCTGGCAAAACCCTGCCAGCGGCTTTATTCCACTTCAAGCACTCATCCGCGGCACCGTCCCAGTTATCGGCATCGATGCGCTTTTTGAAGGTGCTCACCCTGTAGTTACCAAGGCCGCAGTTGTAAGCCCAGCTTGTAACCGCAGCTACGCGCCTTGGGAAGGCTTTAGCAAGGCTGGGAGACATCTTGAGCAAACCTTGTACGAAATACTCGACGTGGTGATTAAGCGCATCCTCACACTGCTCAATCGTCCAGATCGTGCCGGGATTAATCTCAGGTCCAGTGGCACCCCAGCCGATTGTCCAAGGGTGACCACGGGTTCCGGGGTCAGGATAGGCTTGAACTCGTCCGTCAGGCAAACGCTTTGCCAGCCCTTCAAAGGGCTTGATCAGTACATCCTTGCAAAGCTTCTTTGCCTCTTCATTCACGATTTATTGTACTTCTCTATAGAACGCCCTACAAACCAGAACGTTAACATCATGTTCAGCATGGCAAAGTCGTCCTCGTCATAGCTCTTGGTCAAGACTTCAGCCCAGTTTGCATTGGTCTGGAAGGCTATCGTTAAGCCAGCAGCTTTGACAGCCACATATACGCCAAATGCAATCCAAGTAAGACCGGGGCGGGTAATAGCAGTGATAAAAGAAGCAAACCAGCCAGCCTCTTTTGCCGTTTGGGCTTGCTCCTTAAAAGCCTCCTTAATCGTGTCCATTTGCGAGATCGAGTAGTCCACATACTTCTCCTCCATCTTGAACTCGCCCCTCATTTTTTCGAGGTCGGTTTGGAGTTGGAACATGGATAACTCGTGCTGACGCTCGTTCTTCTTGTCCAAGAACTTCAAGACTTCAGGGGCGAGTCGAAACAGACCTCCAAAGATACTGCCAAGCAAACCGCCACCGAGTAACTCAAACATCAGTGTTCTCCATTCTTATTGATCTCTTCCTTGGCGCGTCTAGCTTCACGGTCAATCTTCTCTCCGCGCAGCCGTCGGACCGTATCAATCTTTTCATCTAGCCGAATCAAATCGTTATCGTGCATCCGCACTCGATCAATCAGGGATATAACTGACTTCTTGGCTGTTGATAACACCGGATCAATTTCTTCGGTTGACCAGCGCCAAACGTAATACACCAGATATATAAGCCCACCGACTGCTAAAGTCGGAAAACCATATTCTTCAATCAGTTTGCTGACGTTGAAGTCCATTAGTCTTTCCGGTTATCCGCCTTTTCTGCGCGGGCTATGCGCTCGTAGTCAGGCTCAAGACCTAAGCTGTGCGTGACCTTGATGTCTATTCGTTGAAGCTGCGTGTTCATCGTATCAACGCGTTGTTCAAGCTGTGTGATGATGCTGGAAATTGAATTGATGGAGCTTGTAACACCTGCCAAGATGTACTTCAGCGTTAAGAAAACAAAGTAACCGCCAATGCAAGCGGAAGCAATAGGCAAACCCACAGAATGAATAAACACAAAAAGGTCAAGGCTCATATCCCAAGCAATTTCTTAACGAACATGGCCGCGACACCTGGACCAAGCAAGACGGCAGCAATCGTGATGTACAACAGCCACTCAATATGCTTCATGCGCCTGCTACCATCGCCAAGGCGCTTTTCGATATTTTCATAACGTGTTGCGCAAATCGCTTCATGTACCGATAAGCGCTTGTCCAGGTCGTCGCTCATTTAAGCCGCCTCTTGTTCCTCGGTTGGTACTTCTTGCAAGGGGGTCATCGGTGGCTTTGCAGCCTCCTTCATGCCGTCGATTAGTTGGTAGACCTCTTGGTACGGGCGGGTGCCCAGGTAGCCAATGATCTGATTAGCGAGTTCGATGGGAATATGAAGTTTCATACAAACCTCTTAAAGTTGAGTTGACCAAGGTAAGGGCAGTGTCACGACGGCTGGGGCTATAAGGCTTTGAATCTGCTGCGCCACCGATTCCTCAGCAGCTTGAACAGCCTCTTGGCCCATGGCTGACTTAACCCAAGCAACAACCTGCGACTCTGTAAGCTGATTGTATGGAATAAACGACTGAGCGTTAGGGCTGTCCAGATTGATCGTGCTGTAAACGCTTGCGTTATGTTCGCCATCGGTAGCATCACATTGCCAATGGGCAGTGATAACGACATTGTTGAGACTGCCTTCCTTTGGCTTGCAGTTAAGAGCGTTGATTTTCCAGTTGACTGTCATAATTTACTCCGGTTGAGTTGGCCATTGAACGTCCCAAGGAAAATCAGTTTGAGAAGGTACATCACGCAGGGCTTGACGGTAGGCTGCCCACGCAGCTTTGTCTACGGGTGCGTCAGCTACTTGGGTCCAGTCGGTTTCGGTGAGTCGTTTATTGCGGTCGTCGCGTACCGACTTGGATTGATCTGCGTCTTTTGCAGCAATACCTTCAGCATCAAGATCGGCTACGCTGTACTTGGTGAACCAGCGACCTCCAGCGTCTTGCTCAACACCATCTCGAAACGAAACCTGATACCTAGTTGGCGTGGCTTGCGGACCTTCAAAGACAACATCCGCACCCAATGCTTCCAACACTTCGTCGGTTGTGGTTCCCCAAGACGGTCCATTAATAGCCTTCTGGTAGGCTCGGAACTCATCCTCCAACATCACCGCGCCGGTTGCGCGTACCCTGATTTCCATAACAACTCCTTACGCAATAGCGAGGAAAATATAAGTACCACCGTTGGCATTTAAGCCAGCAGGGGCAGCGGCTGTGACTTGGAACCCAACGCTGGTGGTATCGACGTAATTGGTGCCGGTGACTTGAGCGGCGTTTGAATTTAGTGCTAAGTAAGGATCAGTGCCACTGCTAATGCCTCGTGCGCTGTCGTAGACGTACCAGTCTCCAGTGCTGTCAGTGCGCTTGATCATTACCCACCGAGCACCGCCAGTGAATCCACAGTTGATGGTTTGCAATGCACCTGTGCCTGTGTAACTGCCGACTTTAGATACGCCAGGACAGGTGGCAAAGAGGTAAGCGACATAGGTATAACCCGATCTATTATGTGCATACGCATAACCAGCGCCAAATGCAGATGCTGTCATTGAACTCCAATTACCAGCAGATGATCCGTTTGCATTTGTGCTGTTCAGATAAATATACGAGTTAACTCCAAGGTCTTTTTGATAAACCTCCCAAAAATCTGCATAACTTCTTGGCTTATTTATTATCAACTCAGGAATAACAGTAAGATTATGTGCAATAGCCCTATTGGTAGTGCCATCCCCCGTATAGCACACTACATCAAAGAAGCCGGGGGCGCGGCGGAAGTACCAATCAACATAAAGGTTATCTGGAGGAATACCGCTGTTTGTTTCACCATCAGAACCCAACCCGACACCAGACATTGCAGCCCATGAGGTTACCTGTCCGTTACCAGTGCTTTCTATTCCTGTAGAGTTTGTGACAAGTGACGGAGATCCACGCAAGCGATCCATAATATCATTAGGAAAACTAGCGTAAGGATAACGGCGAACAAAATAGGTATCAACAGGGAAACCCGCCGCTGTTGTCGTAATTCCACTTCCAGTTCCAGTTCTTGTCGCAGGTGTAAACACACTCGTCCCGCTCGTCGGCACTTTCATCGGGCCACGGCGGATGGCGATGTAGATAAATGGGGCGCTACTATCTAAACTAGACCCCAAAAATCCAGTAGCTGTTGGGCTAAAGAAGTTAACTGAAGAATACTCAGCAGCACTAAGATTAGCAGTAAGAATAGACGTTGCAGAACCTACAGGCATACCTCGCATTACGTCTGCCATATACCAGTCGCCTGCGCTGTTGGTTCGTTTTGCAATTATCCACTGTGGTTCATATCCCAACGTCACTGTTGCTTTACCAGTACCATCAGTAGTAAACGTCCCGCATGAAATCACATTGTCCGTACCCGTCAGGCCAAAGCCACCTGCGTCATGAGCAAAGAGGTAGGCAACGTAGGTT